AGGTCTAATAGTTGATACATTTGTTGCTGGATATTTCAATACGACATCAGCTATCAATGCTATGAGTTTTAGATATGAGTCTGGTTCAAATATGAATGGCATAATCAAAATGTATGGAGTATCATAAATGGCATTAGTTAAGTATAACAATAATAGCATAAGTGATGTAACCTCTACTGGATTAGCAACAGGAAGTTTAGTACCAATTAAAACTTTAACTGCTAGTAGTTCAGCAACATTGTCATTCGTACATGGAACTGATGGAGTAGTCTTGGATAGCACATATCCTATTTATAAGTTTGAGTTTATTAACTGCCACCCAGCAACAGATGGTGTTTATTTCCAATTTCAAGGCTCTACTGATGGTGGCTCAACTTATGCCACAACTATAACATCAACTTTTTTTAGAGCAAGATTAGAAGAAGCAGATGCTAATGCTAATTTAGGTTATAGAACTGCTGACGATTTAGCACAAAGTACAAGTTTTCAAAGATTAACTGCACCAGTTGGAAATGATAACGACCAAACTTGTTCTGGTTCACTTACACTTTACAATCCTAGCGACACAACTTTTGTAAAACATTTTATTGCTAGATTAAATGCTTATCAAAATACAGATGCAACAAATGACCAACATATTGCTGGATATTTTAACACAACTTCAGCAGTAGATGCAATTCAATTCAAAATGTCTAGTGGCAACATAGATTCTGGTAAAATCAAACTCTACGGAATAAAGGATAGCTAATGAGCATAGTAAAATTAAATAACAAAGCAGTATCTAACGCAACAGCTTTTGGTAGTATTAGTTCTTTAGGTAGCATGACATTTATTAAAAAGCTAACAGCTAGTGGTTCTGCTACTTTATCTTTTGTTGATGGTACTGATGGTGTGGTGCTAGATGATACTTATAAGGAGTATGTATTTACTTTTAATAATATACACCCAGCAACTAATGATGTTGCATTAAAAGGAAATTTTACAACTGATGGAACTAATTTTAATGTTACAAAAACTACTACTTGGTTTGGTGCAGTACATGATTCAGGTGAATTATACACAAGTTTAGCTTATAGTACAGGCAGAGATTTAGCACAATCAACTTCTGATTTTACAATTAGTCAAAGTATAGGAAATGAAAATGAATCTTGTATGGGTGGCTATTTACATTTGTATAACCCAAGTTCTACAACATTTGTAAAACATTTTATAAGTAGAACAGTATGTGATTGGGGTGGAGTAATAGGTTCAACAGATGATTTTGGTGCTGGGTATTGCAACACTACTGCTGCAATAACTGGATTTAGAGTAAATTTTAATTCTGGCAATATAGATGCTGGAGATATTTGCCTTTATGGTATTGCTTAGAATTTAATGCTTGAAAAGCATTGCTTAACAATTAACAATGGAGTATAAATAATTATGCCAAGACATCACAATATAAATGGGGTTCAAGTACCCTTTACAGCAGAAGAAGAAGCACAAAGAGATGCTGAAGAATTAGCTTATGCTAATGGTGCATTTGATAGAGCAATGGCAGATTTAAGACAAAGAAGAAATAGTCTTTTAACTGCTACTGATTATTTAGCATTATCTGACAATACACTTTCTGCTGATATGACAACTTATAGACAATCATTACGAGATATTACAGATGGCTTAACAACTGTTGAAGATGTTAATGCTGTTACTTTTCCAACTAAACCATAGCTATGAAATTTGTATTAGCTTACACTATCTGTTCAGCAATAACTGGGATGTGTAACAATACAACAGTATCACCAATAGAATTTAATTCCTGGAGTGATTGCGTTAAAGCTGGTTCATTATCAACTGTTCAAATTGTTAATCAATATGAAGAAAAATTTAACGAAGAAAAATTATATGTAACTTATTTTTGTAATGAGGTAAAAAAAGAAGATGTCTAAAAATATTGCATTACAGAAAATAGAATCACACGAAAAACTTTGTCGTATTATGCAAAAGCAAACTCATCAAAAAATTAACAATATAGAATCAGAAATTAAAAATATAAAGAAACACTTATACTATGCTATGTCAGCTCTTATTGGTGGAATGTTTACAATTATAATTATTTTGTTTGAAAAACTTTAATATTTAATAGGATGTTTACATGGCTAGAAGAAAGAAAGCGGTTACAGGACTTATTAATGAACTTGCTGCACAGCTTGACCTTGCCAAAGACCCAAATATCCTTGTATTTACACCCCTTGGAGGACTAGGACCTGTGGATATTGTTACTTTAAATATGACTACAGGTGAGTATAATGCTTATGATGTTAAAACGAAAAACTATAGAAAAAAAGATCACACACCTAGTGATGGGTATAAGAGAAACACTAAAGGATCTCTTATTAACCGCCAAACAACTATGGAACAAAAAAAATTAAAGGTAAAAATTATCTATGCAACTATCTAAACATTTTAAACTAGAAGAATTTACTAAATCAATGACAGCAACTCGTAAGGGTATTGATAATACACCTGGAGCTGGTGATATTAAAAACCTTGAGAATGTCTGTTATGAAATACTAGAACCAGTAAGAGCAAAGTTTGAGAAACCTATAACTGTTACATCAGGATATAGATCAGAAGCATTATGTGAAGCTATTGGTTCAAAGAAAACTTCACAACACGCAAAGGGTCAGGCAGTAGACTTTGAGATTGCAGGTGTACCTAACATTCAAGTAGCTTATTGGCTACAAAACAATGTAGACTTTGACCAACTTATATTAGAGTTTTATAATCCAGATGATCCTGCCGGTGGATGGGTTCATGTATCTTACAACGAATCAGGATCAAATAGAAAGCAAGTCTTAACCTATGATGGTAAGAAGTTTGACAATGGATTACCAGACATGGAGTGGAAAGATGGAAAGGTAAAAGGATAATGTGGTTAAGTGCGATTAAACTTGCAGTTCAAGCAGGATCTCATATATACAAAAAAAAGCAGCAAACAAAAATGCTGATGGCAGATGCACAAATGCGTCATGCAGAAAAGATGAGTAGCGGTGAACTGGAATATAAAGCGAAAATTATTGAGAGCAATGATAATGGTTGGAAGGATGAGTTTGTACTCATTCTTATATCCATTCCTATGCTGCTATTGGCTTATTCTGTTTTCTCTGACGATCCTGACATTCGTGCAAAGCTAGATTTATTCTTTGAGTATTTTAAGAACCTACCTTACTGGTATCAAGCTATATTTATAGGAGTTATATCAGCTATCTATGGTCTTAAAGGTGCAGATATAATGAGAAAGAAATGATTAAAAATTTTAAAGACATTGTAATTCTATTAATAACAAGTGGTGTCTTAATACTTCTTGGTGTTATTATTGTAGGCGATTATTGGGTAGCATTAGAAGAAAATAGACCCGTAGATGAAAGTGTAATAACCTTAATGAAGATGTCAGTTACAGGATTAATTGGAGTTATTGGTGGTTATATTGGTGGCAGTAAATGAAAAATATATCTACATCATACTCACAGCAATATAAAAAAAAAGTAAGTTTGTTATCACAACAAACTGGTAAAAAGAAAAAGAAGAAACCTAAATATAAAAAGAAAAAGTAATGGCTCGTCAGAAGTTTACACACTTTGTACCTAGAGATAAGCCACCTAAAAGACCTAGAAGGCATAAAAAAAATCTTAACAAATCCGAGAAGAGAAGCTATAAGAAATACAATAGACAAGGTAGATAACAATGGATGATGCAGATGGATTACAGATTTACAGCTATACTAATAATATTGTTATGCTTGATGGCTATGTTTTTAGAACCAGGTTATCCAGTTAGATGAAAGTATCAGAGAACACATCAGTAGCAATGCCAATTAAAAATATGGTTGGTATCATTGTAGCTGTAGCTATGGGTGTGTTTGCATACACAGAAGTAACAAGTAGACTTACTTCACTTGAGACATCAAGAGAATTATTCCAAGCAGACCTACTTAAAAAATCAGAACAAAAACCTACAGACCAAGAACAGTTTATGTTAATTGAAAGTTTATTTGGTGATGTAGAAAAATTAACTTTAACTCAAGAACAAAATATGACTAACAAAGTTAATATAGAATTTTTAAAAGATCAATTAGAAAAAGCATTAAAAGATATTGAAGAGTTAAAAGATAAAGTTAGAGCTAATGGAAAGAATTACTAGACAAGTTGTACAATATATTTCTGATGTGAAAAGAAAAACAAAACAAATGAACTTTGTAAAAAATTTAAAAAAAGAAGTAGAAACTGGTAAGCATGGCACACAAAAATATGTATTAAAACAAGGTGTAAATAAAGGTAAAGTATTATGATTGAATCTGTTGTAGCTCTTTGTATGTTTATAGCAGGAGAACTAACTGAACACAGAATACAACCAGCAATGTCAGATTGTTTAAAAGGCAAACGTGTTGCTGAACGTGGAGCAAATGATAATATTGAATATAAGTGTGGTAAAGTAGAAGCAGAACTTGAAGAAAATATTGATGGTAGCAAAGCTATTAAAAAAATAATAAAAGAATAATTATGGCTATTAGAAAAACAACAAAAGGTAAGAACGCAAATTACAGACCTACAAAATCTGGAGCTGGTATGACAGCTAAAGGTGTAGCAAGATATAGAAGAGCTAATCCTGGATCTAAATTAAAGACAGCAGTAACCGGTAAAGTTAAGAAAGGTTCTAAAGATGCTAAGCGTAGAAAAAGTTATTGTGCTAGATCTCTTGGTCAACTTAGAAACTCATCAGCTAAAACTAGGAATGATCCTAACTCAAGAATAAGACAGGCAAGAAGGAGATGGAAATGTTAGATAGAATATTTTATAAATTTTTTAGTTGGGTAGATGATCAGTTTAAAAAAGTAGAAGATATTTTTAATATGGATTTTACTAATTTTAGTAAGAGAAATAAAAAAAAGTGTAAGTGTGGCAAGAAATAAAACTTGGAAGAAACCTGTAGAACAATCATTAATCTGTGGCTACTGTGAGTGGTGCAAGAAGATGCTCATGAGTGATGCAGGGGGATGGATAGTTACAGCTAATAAGCAAAGGTTTTGTCATGATGGTAAAGATGGTAGTTGCTTTGACAAATACTGTGTGTTAAAAATGAATCAACAAAAGGAGAACAATTATGTATGGTAAATCAAAAGGTAAAAGTAAGCTAACAGCTAAACAAAAAACTTTACCAAAATTCTTGCAAAAGAAAATTAAAAAGTCTAAAAAGAAGAAGTAATGAAAAAAGGTTATCACAAAACTAAATCAGGTAAGACAGCTAAAAAAGGTTTGTATTATAATATAAACAAAAGAAAAAAAGCTGGTACAAGTAGATCAAAAAAGAAATCTACTATATCTTCAAAGGCTTATAAAAATATGAAGTCTGGATTTAAGAAGTAAGTTCGTCAAACTCCTGCCATATTGTTTGCTCATCATTCCAAAATCTTCTTCTATGCTGTTTCATTTGTATAGAATTTAAAACTGTAGTATGATCTTGTGCAAAAATTCTACCTATATCTGACAAGCTCATCTTATATTTTTCATTGAGTATATTATGAATAATGTTTCTGGATCGTACAATATCTGTGGTCCTAGTCTTGGTAAATAATTCTTTCTTACTTACCTCATACTTAATACAAACTTTATTAATCACAGAGTCTATCTCTGTTTGTTTAGGTTTTCTAAACTGATAACCAATAATCTTTCTTTCCATTTGTCTTGGTACAATGTGTGTTTCTTTTATCTCACTTACATGGTCAGACATTTTTTGTTGTGCTAACTCAAAACCTTTTTTAAATCCTTCTTCATAAAGTTTTAGTTGTTGCTCTGATAATAAAAAAAAAGCTATCTTGTGTTTGTAAATGAAGTCGTTGTTGTTTATTTTTTTAATATGTTTTTGAAATTCTTGTTTAATTAAAGTCATAGATCCCCTACAGATTTGTTTGTTTTTTTTCAGCAGTAATTCTAATGACTATCTAGTTGTCATTAAAAGTTCTTTTGCCTTCTCAATTTTCCAAAACAATCTGTAAGAATCTTTCTGATATTTACTTACTTTTCTTTTGGCTTCCAGGAACTTCTCGTGTTTCTTCGCTTGAAGATCCCTGTACTTTTGAAGGCGAGTTTTTAACTCTTCCATCTTTCTCCTTTGTTACTTTGGTAAAGTCTAATTTAATATTCTCGACTTTACATTCTACAACTTCCCCTTGTGCGTTGGGGTCGGCAGCTTTCTTTACATCATCAAATCTTTCAACTAACTGAAAATTAGCTTCGCCAGATTTAATTCTCAAATATTTATCTGTTTTTATCATTTTTGTCTATATCTTTTTTGTGTAGATTGGATGCCATGTCATTATAGATAGATAAATCAGTATAATTATCAGCTTTAAATCCTCTTGTAGCTCTGAATAATTTAAGTGTCATCATGATATGTGCTACCTGATATGGCTTTAGTTTTTTTTTTAAATTGGGTGCTAATATTAAAGTAAATAGCTCTGCAAGTATAGTAAAATTGTATTGATAATCTCCATAATCTTTCTCTCGATCTTGGATTATCTTTTTCTTAATCTCGTTTGTAAGTTCTGTAATTTTCATATTGTTTTAAAGGTATGGCAGAAGAAAACAAATAAGAGGGAGCATTACCAGAAAGGGAAAGAGGTAATATGATTCGCTACTCAAAAAAACTTCCACCACACCATTCAACTACAATTAATAATTGTAGTTAGGTTTGTTATATCCTGATCCTTGACCTTTTGCAAACTTGTTTGGTGCAAAAGATTGCTGGGGTCCTCTCGGCTTTCCAGCAGATGAACCAGTATTTGATGGTGTCAAGACAACATTGATAATTCCTGTGGGATTACCTTGTTCGTCAAGATCATCAAATCCTGCTTGGTTGTACCAATTCTCTCCAATCTTTACACCTATTCTCCAGGTCTTACCCTCTGGTGATTTTGGATTTATTGGTGCAACAAAAGATGGTCGATTATCTCCTGCTTGTTTGTCGGCATTGTGCGTAAGTTTTATATATATCTTATCACTCATATTATATCACTCCTTGTGTGTTTAGTGTTGTTTCCCTAGTCTTATATAGATCATCTAATTGTCTATAAACTCTAAGGTGTTTCTTCATAGCAAGATTAAAAGCATCTTTGTATTTATAACTTCTAAGTTTTCTTAACTCATAAATACTTGCTGCATTTTTAATATCGTTCTCGATATTATTTATTGCTACTGCATCATGATTGTTGTCATGCTCTGTACCACTTGCTTGTGGAATATTGTTAAAAGGTTTTGCTCCACTCTCTCTAGTGCTTTGTTTAACATTGTTTGTTCGAGTAGAGAAAGGACTAGCCTTGTAGCCATCATCATTGTCTAAACCTGTCTTTAGATTTAGTGCATTTAAGAAAGCATACTTCTTGGCATAAGACATACCATTACCTGTACCAAACTTATCTAGGTTTCCCATTGCACTACACCCCTCAATATCTACATGACTTGTTGGATCTTCAATGTCATGTATCTTCATTGAACAAGTAACCATGATAAAATTTTCTTTAACATAGTTAGTGTAAGTACAAACAGGATATAACCCATTGTTTAGTAATGCTTCCATTGCAACCTTTTGTACCTCGTCATGTTGTAATGGATTGAAGTGCATACCAGGAACTTTTTTTCCTTTTGCCACACCTCCAGCTTCACAAGCTGCCTTATGTAGTTTTTGATATATGTTTAGTTTCATGTGTCTAATCCCCATAGTTGTTTGATTTGTTTTTTTTGGTCGTCTATTAAATCCCTATAATAAAAAGGGTGATTTAATTCTGGTGGTTCAGCAAAGGATGATAGCTTTTGTATATCACCTTTACAGAATATAATTAGTTCTTCCCATGACTTTAATCTTTGTGCCATAAGATTGTATTGTTCTTTTAAATAATCAGGTCTTAACATATCGTGAGTGTCATCAAAGATTCTGTACTCATTTTCATTTACATAAAACAAAAAAGGTTTTCTATTGGTGCAATGATAATAGAAACTTAACTGACTAATGTGCATAGGATCAGGATCATTTGGTAGCTGCGTTGTTGCCATGTAGTATTCATCCTTACCTCTACGCTTTTTAATGCTAACAGGTTTTGTTTTTGCTTCACCTATCTTGTCATTACTTTCATAATCTATACGACCTATAATATCATTGACCATGTCATCACTTTTGCTAGACACATATCTTTCTGCCACTAACTTTTCATTACCAAATATTTCTTTGACAGCTTTCTTCATGTTCTCAATAGTTGGATGTGCGTAACTAATCATCATCTCTCTTGCTAGTTTATCTTTATCATCTATTGGTGGACTATTTTTATCTATTGCGTCTAACTCTTGTTGAAATATCTCGTCATAATTTTTGTTTTCTAATGTAATCTTCTTGTCGCCTTGATATAAAACTTCACAGGTTAATCTTTGAGCTGTGTTGTTTACAAGATTACCAAATGGTGCTTTGTATCTAATTTTAAATGTTCTTCTTATCTCTTGTGGTAGAGAATAGTTAAGTACAAACCTGGTAAAGTTTTGGCTTGAAGATGGAGACCAATGGTCTAACCCTTGACCACCATTAAAGTTTTTAAAGTATTCTTTCATTTGTTTTTTTCCCTTTCGTTTTCCACATAGATACAGGTAAAATAACTTCTTGTCAAACCTTTTATATACTATATATACAACCTATTAGTATAACAAATAGGAGAATAATGACATTAGCAGAATGGCGTAAGAAACAAGGTATATCACATTATACTTTTGGTACTATGTTAGGTATCAGATCTATAAATCCAGCGACTAACTCGCAGAGATATTGTTTGGAGTCTAAAGAAAAAAGATTCCCTAAACCAAAAATGGTTAAGAAGATATTAGAAGTAACTAAAGGCAAAGTATCTTTGCAAGATTTATATAATGCGTGGTGGACCTATGAAGAAAGTAAATAAGTTTAAATACAAACGAGTAAGAATTTATTGGCAGGACATTGTATCTAATTCAGAATGGATGAGTTTAGATAAAGCAAAGGATCAAGTGTATTCTTGGTGTGAGGACACAGGTTATTTATTATATAAAGATCAGAAGAGACTTATAATTTTTGCATCACATAGTTTTGATGATGATGGAACATTAACAGTTGGCAACACTACTACATATCCAAGATCAGTTGTTAAAAAGATTGAGGTACTAAATGACAAACGATAAAATGTTTGATGAGATAGGTTGTCCTGATGAGCTAAAGAAATGTAGGCAAGAAATCAAACGACATAAAAAGCACATAGAAAAACTATCCAATCAGTTGCTAGACTATGAGAGAATAATAGAAGAAAGAGATAACGAGATACTAATAATTAAAAATAGATAACTTATGGCTAGATGGACATACGCATTTAGTAATGGCAGCTACAACGATTGGCATAGAAAATACGAGGGTATTGCCATGATTGATATTGATAGTATTGAATGTTGTCCTGATTGCTACGAGCCACTTGCTATATTAGAGACTTGTTATGACAAAGGACAGAAATACAAGGCTACAACCCTTGCAAACATAGTCGCTAGTCGCCTAAATATACCCTGTTTTTTGGTGTTCTATAAAAATCTGACACCTGATACCCTAACCTTTAGGATCAAGCGTATAACGAGCTGTGAGACAGAGTTTGAGGTTATGAACGAGAGCCAATGGGTGTCAATCTTGCTAGACCTCCAATCTAATCATAGGAAAGTATGTAAAAAAAGTATTACGCATGGACACAAGTAGAGGTTTTTTATTTATAACTTATAAGTTGTACCACCACCTATCTAAATTAGAGGGGGAACATAAGTCTCATTGTCTTAATGTTTTCTTATCTGTGATGAAGTATGCCTGGAAGAAGAATGGATATGAGGCAAGATTAAGGCACGAAACTATACACAAAGATACAGGTCTATGTAGGACCACAATTAAGAACTGCCTATCCACCCTTAATAAATTAAATGTTGTTAAATCTTTTAGAGGTAAATCTGGTAAGACTTATATTGTAAATGAAGTATTTCTTAAAGCTGAAAAACTATATGAGAAAGTTAAGATAGACGTTTTACGACCCCAAGATAGTCGTTTTACGGCTACATTAAAAGAACAATATAACAATATAATAGATGAGATAATAGGTAAGTATAAAGGTGATAAAGAAAATACAATAAATGAACTCGCCACTCTACCCCTGCCTGACCTTAAAGGAGATACAAAGAATGTCTATTATTGTAAACTAGCCATTCAAAGAAAGGAGGAACTAGCTCGTCAAAAAAATTTAGTAGATCCTCAAATAATACAAAGGGAATTGAGTAAGATAACAAAGGAAAAGAACTTCGCCTATAAAAGAAAGAAAGAATATAACATAAGAAATAATTTAGATTACAAGGGGAATCCTATTGGCAAAAATAAAGATTAGATGTGAAGCTATAGCCAAACATTCAGGTAAGAGGTGTAAATGTCTTGGTAAATTTATCCCTACTTCAAGAAGAATGTTATGTCCCTATCATAAGGGTGGTAAGTCGTGGGATAATAAGACCAGGAAGTATAAAGGGTTATACAAGAATGATAATATCAATATACAAAACAAGATTAATATATTAAAAAACTTAAAGAACTTTAAACATAAAACAGATGATGAAATCAAAGAGTATATCCTCCAGGAAAAAGAACGAGCTACTAACTCTCAACGATACCGAACAAAATACTATGCTAGGTCATTTAGTAGATGGAACAACCGCTTACGAGGTAGCAAAAGAACTACAGATCAAATTGAAAACTTTATACGACTACTTGGATCTAAACCCAAAGTTTAAAGATAAATTTAATAAAGCTCAAGAGAGAGGGATCAAAACTTTAGTTGAGAAGATGTGTGTTGTCTTTAATTCTGATGTGAAAGAGCTTACCAATGAAGAGTTATTATTTTTAAGAGAGAAACAAAACTGGTTGAAGTTTGTAGCACCTCGCTTGTCATCTCTTTTTGTTGAACAAACCAAGCAAGAGGTTAAGCAAGATACTACTTTGAATATAAAATGGGAAAGTGAACCTGATTTGATTGATGTATCAGGGGATATAACAGATATACCCCCTGATAATAAAGATTAACTATTAAATTGTTTTCTAATTTTTTCGTAATTTAATTTATTCCATTTCATTTTATTTGTAGAAATTTCATCATAACATTCATAAATATCTGATTTAAAAGACACTTCTACAT